TACTACTTCACCAGAAGGAACCATAAAAGATCCTACGACTACAGCATTATAATCCTTTCTAGTTACAAGGATATTATTATCACCACTATTAAAAAGTCGTACAACGGGAGCGTTGCTAACATTAGTAGCAGATCCTAAATTTGTTTCAGCAGATAATATTTTCATCCTAATTCAATCTCCTCTCTCCAATTTGATTCTTCTACTTTTTTTCTTCTTTTTTTAGCAGCTTTTTTTAATTGCTCTAACGATGGTTTTGTTTTTTGATCACCTGTTGGATCTAAAATACTATCAGTTTTTTCATTGTCAAGAGCATCTTTATTGTACTTATCCGTCATTGGATTGCCAACTAAATCATCAAGAAGTTTTTTACCATGTGATCTATCTCTCACCACTTGAGGTTTATCCAATTCCTTTTTGATATCAGCAGGTGGTTCTTGATTAATATCATCAGGAATGCCAGTCTTTGACATCATATTTGCTATACCACTAGCAAGACCTGTAGCTTTTAATACTCCTTTACGTAATTTATTTAAATTTTTTCCTTTTACTAATACCTTAACAGCAGCATTTTCAACAATTTTACCTTCAGGTTCATATCCTGCGTATATTTTATCACTTGGTTTCTTTTTATCATCCTTTACAAGATATCTATAATCTACAGGAGCAGCTTCATTTGGACCTTTTGAATAATCTTTTTTATTACCCGATCCAGTGTACCCTTTTGTTCTATTACCTTCAGTCACATTAGATTCAGATGTTGTTACATATGGAGTATAACCAACAGCATTATTTGCTATCTGAATTCTACGTTTAGTCAATCGTTCATCTTCAGATTGAGCTTTATTTCTTTGAGTATTACCTGCTGTTAAAGCAGATGTCATTATATTCAAAGCAGCATCAGTTGTATCAGTTACTTTATCTATTGCCTTTAGTACCCCAGTAGTAGCACCAACAGTAGCACCTGTTTTAGCAGATTTTATTACTGGTTTTGAAATTTTTTCATCTAAAATATTTAAATCATTTCTCCAATTAGAAGGATTAAGCGGTTCTGGTTTAATTATATCTACAGTTTCTATTTCATTAAACTGAACACCATCAGCATAATTTTCTACACTTACACCACCCTCTACTTCTTCTTTCACACAATTATCAACAGTCTTACCACCTTTCTTCTTAGTTCCTTTAAGAGTATATCCATCCCAACATGCTTTACCATCAAGACCTTTCTTCTTTCCTTCATCAATTTCAAATTGAGATCTCCAATTACTAAAAGAGTCTTGCTTCGCTTTAATATTGTCCATTGAACAGATTAAGTGTCTTTAGTATTATTTAGAATACCTTGTTTCAGCATCTTTGATAATTCACTAGTTGAACCAACAAATAAAGCATTATTCGTAACATTACTAGGTGCTTTTACAGCATCCTCATCCAAATCTTTAACTTTCTTCTGTAAATCTGCTAACTTATCTGTTGTATCAGCAACTGACTTAATAATTTGACCAGCAACTTCATATGCCCTTGGACTGGCACTTTCACCAGCAAGTTCTAAAATACCATTAAGTGCTTCCTGACCTTTCTCAACTAAGGAATATAACTGTGCTCTAGTGTACTTATAATCTTTCTCAATATCATCAGTAATATCAGTCATTGTATCCTTTCTTCGGACACAACCACCTTCATTAACTTGCTGAACTTCTATTTCAGTGTTAAATGTTTCATTCAAATCGTCATAATTATCTTTCATAATTAGATGTCTACCTTACGAGTTGGACTATATTCTTTACCATCATCTCCAAAAAATTCTCTAGATTCTGTAAAACCAAAATCATCACCAGGAGGAATTAATGGATCGTCTAATTGATCTATATATCCATCTTCATTATAATCTTTCTTAGCTTTTGATTCTATCCTATATCTCATCTCACGAGAAGCAGTTCTTGTATTTGTATCACTATAGTAATCCAACTGAACCTTACGAATAAGTCCATCAGTAGTATCAGCAATAGGTCCAAACATATAAGTTTTTGCTGTAAATGTGAAAGTATAAACTAATGCTCTTCTAGTTTCATAGTTACCTTCATAATCATCAGTAAATGATATATTCTGGAGTATTAAAGGTACATCTCTTTTTTCTCCTATTTGTTTAACCAAATCAATAGTTAAAGTAAAACCTGGTTGAAAAAATGGTAATATCTGTTCTACTATTTGTAATGCATCATCTTGAGTCTTAGTTAATACATTTAACTCAAATCCCAAGTTATATGGAACAGGCATAAAAACTTTTTTAAATTTCTTACCATCCTGTGCCTTAAAAGTCTGAGTAACACCAGATTTCCTTGTTGAATCATAGTCAATAGAAGTCATCTCAAATGACATTCTTGGTAGACTAATCTGAACTGCTTTATTAAGATCTGGTTGCTGCTGAAGTCTTGCTAGAAATTTCTGTCTAGGTCCATAAGCAATAGGAACCTTTATATTTGAAATATCTCTATTAGTACTATCCTGATGTCTAACATTAATATCATTAAAAACTGTACCGAAAGCGATAACAGTCTTCCTCATTATTTCGTGATAAAAATAATTCCCTAACATATCAAACTACACCAAATGGGTTGGATTCTGTGAAATCAAGGATGTTATCTGCTTCAAATTGAAATTCATCACCCTCGTTGTATTTATCATTAGCATCATCAGAATTAAATGAAGCACAAGCATACTTTGCTCCAGATGTTTGTCCAATAATTTCTTCTCCCTTAAAGAATCCAGCAACTGTTGAACCAATTCCAACATTTCCTATTAGAAGAGTATATGTATCAACATCCCAACTCTTAACTCTTGCTTCTGTTCCAGAGTTAGTACCTTTAACTATTTCATTAAATTGATAATTTCCAATTCCTAACATCGAATCAGGATCATCTACAGTTACTGTTGGTGTCGAAGTATATCCTTTTCCTGGTTCATCTACGTAAATAAATCTAACAAGATCATCCTGATTAAAGAATGCAGTAGATGCATCACCACTAGCACTAATAGATGCTATTCCAGTAGCTGTAATACCAGCACCAGGTGCACCAACAGTCACATTTGGTACAGTTCCATATCCAGAACCACCACTCAAGGTATTAAGACGTATAACTCCATTATGAGCAGTTTCAATAGAACAAGTTGCTGCTGCTCCAGTTCCTCCACCACCAGTAAAGGTTACTGTAGGTGGAGTTGTATATCCAGAACCACGATTTGTAAATAATATCTTCTCAATAGAAGTTACATTTGCTATAGTTGTTGTTATTGCTACTGCTCTAGCAGTATCATTTGCTGGTGAAGGACTGAATATAACTGATGGTGGTGAAGTAAATCCAGAACCATCATTATTTAAATATAACTTACTTACAAAACCACTACCAATAGAGGCTGAAGCAACAGCAGTTTGTCCCAATCCAACAAGTCTAAGTGTACTTATAAATCCTTCCTCTTGAACCTGAGTATCGATTGCCTCAATAGAAGTATCAATAACCTCATCCTCATATTCAAAGAGTTCACATTTTAATTCATAAACATAATTTTTACCTAACTGATAAAAAGGATTCTCATGCTCTACAAACTTTATTTCAAATAATCTACCACCTAATGGAAAATAAACTAAATCTCCTTCTCTTGGTCTTGATGAAAGAATAATTTCACTAGTATCTGTTCCATCATCTAAACCTGCCATAAATGGTGCGATAAAATCTTCAAATCTTTCTTTTGAAATGGTAAGAATAACTTCATCTTTTATACTCATTCCAAATTTTGTTAGTACATCACCTGCACCACCATATCCATCATAATTATTAACATATGCTTCTATAGAAAAGTTATCATCAAACTTAGAAGAAGTTACTTCTTCCATGATTGTCTCTCTACTTACATATTTTCTAGGAATATAAGTTACTTCAACACCGAACGTTCTTAGGTGTTCATTTATTAAATCTTGCGTTAGTCTTTGTTCAGACTGAGCACCTTGTAGGAAAAATGGATTTAATGCCATGTTTATTATCCTATAAAGTCATATGGAGGCAACTCATATTCAGATGCCATTCTAGATCTTAATGATTCTATTTCGGACTCTGCTTGTTGAAGAATCTCTCCACCATTCATTTCTATGCCACCTGGTAACTTAACACCTCTAAATTTACTTAAATTTTGTCCCCACTGTCTCTTTATGAGAGCAGTAAGATACAATTTGAGAAAAGGATCATTATAAACTTGAGTAAATGATTTTGGATCTAATGCTCTATAACAATCTAAAATTAACCAATTACCAGCAGTTTCAGCACCCCAATCAATATCCATATATAACCTATCTTGTCTCTTATTAAATCTTATCTGCTTATCTGTTGTTAATAGGAAATCAATATCTTCAAGATATGATTTAACCATAGCATATTGAAGTAATTCTATAGAATTAAAGTAATAAAGATCATTTAAGAATAATTGATACTTTATACTAAACATTCCACCAGATATTGAACTGGTATCAAATTTAAATATCTTTTCTACACCAAGTATAGAATCTGGAACCTGTAAAAAATTAGAAGTTTCATACCAGTTACTTGTTGTAGTACCATAACCTGCTATATTTGTAGAAGTAGCAGTTGTAGTTACAATACCTACACCATCAGTATTTTTTGCTTGTCCTCTATTAATATCTTCTTCAGTAATTTTATATTTAAGATACATCCTTTCAACACCGTCAAAATGACGTTCATTAAATAATTGAATAGCATCATCAACCAAATCATCTATTTGGTCATCAGCAACATTAATTTCTAATACAGGAGCACCTAGTTTCCTTAAACAGTAATCTATTAATCCTTGTCTAGTTGATGGTTTTGCCATTTATCTTGATGCTATATTTCCTGTTGTAGGTTTTGGTTTACTTTCAGTTTTTTCTTGTAGATCTGCTATTTGTTGTAGCAAATCCATCTTTTCAGCTTCATGATCTTGTTTTAATGTTTGTATTCTTGCTTCCAAAAGAACATTTTGATTATATGATTGAGCAAGTTTATTATGATAAAGACTTACGAGAACGTTCACATCAACGTCACTATTATTTTGTTGCATAATTTATACTCAGAAAGTACCTCCGTCTAGTGTAGAAGTCCAACTAGGCTTATTAGTATATATCACATTAACAGCAGATGCTGTTACTGATAAATTTTGAATATCACCATTATTACCTTCTTTTCTTAAATTGTTAGTTGTATCAAATGTACCTTCAACACCTATCAAACTTAAAGAAGTTCCAGATCCACCAGATTCAACAACACCATAAGCATTGCTAGTATCTTGTCTAATAATATCACCAGTAGTAACAGTTACACTACCAGATAAAGTAAGAGTGTTCTTTGTAACGGCAGTTAATACTTGTTTTGATGTAATAACAGGAGATGCTACAGCATTTGTTGAAGTCTGTAATCCATTTTCATCAAAATATACAACACCATGAGTATTGTAATCACCAGTTTGGTAATAGATACCTTTAATATCAAGATATCCTCTAGTTCCAGCTACTAAACTATTGGCAAGACTAGCATCAGGAATATAAGTCCATGCTCTTGAAGTAGCACTACTATTTGGATTAGTTTGGTCAATGTAACCAAAGAATCCTAATTTATTATTACCAGCACCAGTACTTGTGTTATATCCAAAAGAAATACCACGATCAGTATTAGTATCGTATGCGTGTGTAACTGTTAATTGTGTGGTAGTAGTAATACCAGAACCACCAATAGTTTGATCAACAGTAATTACTCTAGTTGTTTCATTATATTGAGTAACAGTTGCTACACCAGATGCTGATAAAGCAGAACTTCCAGAAATAACATCACCAGTATTAATACCAACAACAGAATCAAATGTAATTGTACTAATACCAGCAAGAACAGGTTGTGTTACTACTCTTTCACTAGTAAGATCACCAAGGTGTAAAATTGGATCATTTAAAGTTGATGTTGTAGAGTTTACAGATGTTGTTGTTCCATCTACCTGTAAACTACCCTTAATAATAACAGTACCTTCATTACTTAAACCATCTGGATATGGGTCAATAAACAGAAGATCTCCACATCCTGCTTCAGTTTCAATAACATTAGAACTTATTCCAACACATCCAAACTTACTTTTACCAGTAACTTTAATATTAGTATCGTAAGTCCACTGAGCACCAGTAACCTTTACATCATTATCTCCATCTTCATCATATTCAATTTTAGCATCTTTATCACTACCAAATGATAAAGTTGTATCATCTACAATATTAATATGACCATCACCATTAGTATCAAAGATAATATCACCATCAACATTCTGTGATGATATAGTATTCAGGTCTATTCTTATATTATCTACATTCCACTGATCAACTTTTCTATCACTATCCATGATGGCAACTATACCACCATCAGTATTTCTTGTATTTTGAACACCAGTAACAGCACCAGCCGCATGTTCCATCATAGAGGTGTAAAAATGTCCACCTATTGAGTGTACATTGTTACCATCATCACCAACATATACTCTATCTTTATATTGATTTAAACCACCATAGCTACCAATACCTGTAACATAGGCCATTTCACCCCAATTGAGGCTGGCAGGTTTATCGGTTCCAGAGGATCTTTTGATCCTGATAATACTAGCCATTTAAAAATTTCCCCCGTTAATGTTTAAATTTTGTTCCGTTCCAGGTGTTAGTTCAAGAGTAGCATCCCATTTTTGAGTTGCAGCATTATAAACTAAGACCATTCCATTTAACAGGTTCGAGGCATTAACATCACTGAGTTCAGCGAGTGATAAGCCCTGAGCACCAGCAAGTGAGGAAACAACCTTCACTGCATTATGTTGCCCAACCCTTACCTTAATATCTGCCATTTATGTATGCAATTCAGAATCTATCTATTATTTATACTTTAAGATGTTATCTGATTAGTTAATTGTTTTAATAAAGTCTTAATTTCATCAATATCTTTTTTCATTTTATCCAATTCTGCTTTTTCATCAATTTTTCTATTTTTAGCAGAAACATAATCTGTATAAGCATTAATATCTGTACTTACTATAGCACCTGTTCTTTCATCACGAAATAGGTTCTTATGTCCTTCAACTGGTATCATGCTTTAACTCTTATCAAACATTCTTTGTAATTTATGATATGTATCTCTTTTTCTTTGATTTCTTTTTCTTACAAGTTTAATTACTTTATCAGTATATTCATTTTGTGCTTTATCAGCAGTAG